GCACAGCTGGTTGCTACGCAGGCTGCAAACGCAGCACTCGGCTATGCTGGAAATGTTCCGAATGAACATTTGTCCATTTACGCATTGACTTGCGCCAATGGCGTGGTATAATGTTATCATGGGACGGCCTAAGAAAAAACTTGATGAAGAGGCCATATTAGACCTTGTAGAGCGAGGTCTTCCGCAGAAAGAGGTTGCTGAAGAGCTTGGTGTTAGCACGCCAACGCTAGCAAAGCGGATAGCTGACCTTCGGGAGAAGCAAGGCCTTCTGCTGAAATACCGTGCATTGCAGAGCTTGCAGCTCACCGAGCTGCAGTGCAGAGTGCTAGAGGCTATAACACCAGAGAAAATCGAAGAGGCCCCACTTCGGGACCTCGTCCTTGCATATAAAGTTCTGAAAGACAAGGAGCAATCTATTGAAGGACTGCCGTCGGACATCAAAGGTCTCGTTGGCTACCTGGTCGAGCTTGAAAAGAGCAAGCTTGACAGCGAAACTAGCGATGCTGATATCATTGATGTTACTCCTGGCAATGGAGATGGGAGCGATGCCAGAGACGAAAGTCACGTTGACAAGACTATTAACTAACAAAGCTGGCACGTTTGGCGTGTTGGCTGTGAACGGAGTGGTCAAGCTCATCACGCTTGAACCGCCAAAGGCGATTGTGCCACCTGGGCAATACAAGCTTCGCTTGCGGTGGTCACCACGCTTCAAGCGTAAGCTCTTTGAGGTCGCAGACGTGCCAGGACACACAGATGTGCTGATTCATCCAGGGAACACAATCAAAGACACCAAAGGTTGCATTCTTGTTGGATTGAGAAAGGAGGGCGGAGCCGTGCTTCAGAGCCGCAAAGCTCTCGAAGAGCTTCATCGCCTTCTAGGCAACAGCTCTGCTGTCTTGGAGGTGCGGAATGCGCAGCCTTAATCCTGCTGTGCTGGAACGCTTGCGTTCTTGGCAGGACAACCCGTTGAGGTTTGTGCAAGAATGCTTCAAATGGCCGAAAGACCAAGGGCCGACATTCCAACAGAAGGAAGCTCTTCAGGCAATAGCCTTTAGAAAGCGTGTTAGTATCAGGAGTGGCCACGGCTGTGGTAAATCAGCTGTAGCTGTGTGGATAGCCTTATGGTTCATGAGCACAAGGGCATACGCCAAAGTGGCTGTCACTGGGCCGACAGGCCGACAGTTGTATGACATATTCTGGGCTGAGTTGGCCAAATGGTTCAGGCGGTCACGCCTGCAAGACGAATTTGTCATGCAGAAAGGGAAATTCTTCTATAAGGCTGCACCCGAAGACTGGTGGATAAGGCTGATAAGCCCACGGGTGAAAGCCACGAAAGAGGAGCAGGCGGAGACGCTTGCTGGTCTTCACGGCGACCATCTCCTCATCATCGTAGATGAGGCCAGTGGTGTGCATGACCCTGTATTCGTGCCACTGGAAGGGGCCTTGACGAGGCCCGACAACAAAGTTTTGTTGATTGGGAACATGACAAAGTCCTCTGGATATTTCTACGACACGCATTTCCATGCTGCCATCAAGCGGAAGTGGGTGCATTTGCACTGGAACAGCGAGAAATCGCCTTTGGTGACGAAGGAAACCGTAGAATACTTCAGGGACAAATACGGCGAAGACAGCAGCGTTTACGCTGTGCGTATAAAAGGTGACCCTCCGCTCACAGATGAGCGGGCTCTCATTCCGCTGGAATGGAGTCGCCAGTGCATTGGCAATGAAATTGAAGTTGCCGACGACGAACCGCTCTATTTGAGTGTGGACATCGCCAGGTATGGCGATGATGTCTCCGTGGTAATGCCTCGCAGAGGCCTCAAGGTCTATGAGTGGGATGTCTTCAAGGACATGAACACGATATCACTAGCGGGAAACGTCCTGCAAATGTATACAGAGCGGAACGCCAGCGGCGTCATCCTTGACGAAATCGGAGTCGGAGCGGGTGTTGTAGACTGGCTTGAGAAGCATGGAATGGTCAACTGCTACGGAGTAAATGTGTGCTGGAAATCTAGCGATGTCAGTCGCTATCACAGATTACGGGATGAGCTGTGGTGGACGGTGCGGGAGAAGTGCATGAGAGGACTTTACTCATTTCCTCCGACAGAGGAGTCGGAGACGCTGTGCGACGAGTTGGCTTCGCCAAAGTATGACTTCAATGCCCAAGGGGGCATCGTTGTTGAGAGCAAGAAAAAGATGCGAGCTCGTGGTGTCGGAAGCCCGAACAGGGCTGATGCCCTTGTTCTGAGCGAATACATTAACAGTGTAGCTCACAGAGTGTGGCCCACAAAGAAGACCTACAGGTCTTCCAGAAAGTATTACACAGTAAGTGGGGAACATGCTTGGATGGTGACATAGATGAGCAGGATAGTAGCAGAGAACGAAAATTGGCGAATTAGGCAGGCAGAGAATGACAACTATGCCCTCACTTGTGGGAAGGGTCACTTTACGTTCTATATAAAGGGACGGGACGAGAAGCTCGTGTTCTACAACGCACTCGTGTCGGCGAAAGCTGAGATGAAGGATGTAGTCTTTCTGACGTTTGGCGGCTGGTTTGCGTTGTGGCTGACGACAGAAGATGTGAATTTCCTGCTGGAAAGCCTGCCAATGACGGAGGCGGAAAAAGAGGCAAGCACGGAAGTGCGAAGCTCCGAGGAGGTAACAATACAGTGATAAAGTCAAAATTTAATGTTTCTGGTGTGTTGAGGGCATGGATTGTTGCGTTAGCACTTACATTGTCTGCTTTGCTTCCAATAGTCAGTGCCGTGGTCTACACTTACATTATCATTCCGCAAGCCGTGGCAATGGATTTCATAGCAAGATGGAATTATGACTGTCCTGGCTGGGAAACTAAATTTGTCTTGTATCTAAAAAACCCTGATGATACATGGACACAAATACAGGAGATGAGTTCTAAGTGTAATGAAGGGGAAACAGGCACAAAGAATTTTGAAGAGGCTTTTACTTATGATGTTATCTCAGTTGGACAGAATTATACACTTGGTTTGACTGCAAAAAATGCTGATAATGAAAGTGACAAAGCAGAAGTAACAATTTATATTCCATATCCAGTGCCTGAAGTGCCTCAAAGCTTTCAAGTGGAGGTTCAATAATGCCTGCTGAATTGTTAATAAAGGCTTGTGATGCAACCCACAGCAACGAGGTAAAAGACTTACGAGGCTGTTACAAAAAAGGCTATGTGGTCGTAATTAAGCCTGATGGCTGGAAATGGGGTAAAGAAGAGCTAAACAAAGAAAAGTTTTATATCATCCGAGTTAAAGATGTTAATCCTGAAGACTTGCAACATCTAATACAATTCCATGAGATAAACCTTGGAACTAGATACCATGCTGTATCAGAAAAGCTAGGCGTTTTTGTTAGCAGTCCAGACAAAGACACTGCACAAAGTGAATGCCTGAAAAAATGTAAGTTAGTTGCTGAAGAGTTAAGCCACTTTGGGATAACGGTAAATGAACCAGACTACAACATCAAAGTCGAAGAAGAACCTGAACTTCATACCATAGTCCGAAGGAGATACAGGCTTAATATTAGTGGAATAGAAGATAGTTTGAAAAAAGGCATAGTTGAGGTAAGTGCAAAAGATTTAAAAATCATTGACCAGAGGCAGTAGTGGCAACTGAAGTTATAAAAGTGATTGACCCAGACAACGGCACAGGAACGGATTATACCAGCCTGAATGCTTGGGAGGCAGGGGAGCAAAAAGACTTGGTAACGGCTGATGAAATAGCCATTGCCAAGTGTAGATGTTCAAGCGGAAGTGCAGACACCACTGCCGTAACTATTGATGGTTGGACTACTGATGAAACCCGTTATATCAAAATCTGGACCGACCCAAGTGAAAATTATAGGCATGATGGGAAGTGGAATACAAGTAAGTATAGATTGGAATATGCAGGAACAGTTCTCAATATCAAAGAAAGTAATGTGTATGTTGAGGGATTACAAGTATATATTTCAAGTCAAAGTGATTACTTATATGGAATTTATAGTGATGTGGGCATCAGTAATATAAAAATTTCTAAAAATGTAATAAAAGGTAGTGGCGGAACGAGTACATTTCAAAGGGGTATATATTTCACTAATACTGGTTCTACTAATATTAAGGTTTGGAATAACCTTGTTTATGATGTAGCTGGTTTGGGTATGAATTTTGTTACATCGCAAGAAAACGCAATTGTATACAATAATACAATTGTTGATTGTAATAATGTTGGAATACAGTTATCATACAGGGCTGTTGTCGCTAAAAATAACCTAGTTGATAATTGTGCTGGAGGTGATTTTGGTTCTGAAACTTGGGGCAGCGGAACGGATTATAATGCTTCCTCAGATGGAACAGCACCTGGAGCTAATTCAAGAACAAACCAAACTTTCACTTTTGTAGATGAAGCAAATGATGACTTTCACTTGGCCTCCAATGATGCTGGAGCAAAGGATTATGGAACAGATTTATCCTCCGACCCAAATCTAGCCTTTTCAGATGACATAGATGGCGACACCCGCTCTGGAACTTGGGATATTGGGGCGGATGAGTATGTGGCGGCTGGAGGCTTAATCAAAATAATGGATGAGACTGTTTCAATATCTGAAACCTTAATAAGAAGGCTTTATGCAAATCGTTTTATTGGAGAGACCATTGCAATTACTGAAACTATGCCAAGGAGAGGATATTCAAATCGTTTGATAAATGAGACAATATCACTTGCTGAGGAATTATCTCGCAGAGCATTTTCAACCAGAGTTATAAACGAGACACTAAACATAACTGAGGCAGTGCTTAGACGGTTAAGAGCTATAAGAGTAATTAGTGAGACTATGTCCATATCTGAAAGCCTAGTAAGGAGATTACGGTCAGTGAGAACAATATCTGAGACTATATCTGTTGCTGAAGAAGCATTAAGACGTCTTAAATCAGTTAGAATAATCAACGAAGCAGTTAGTATAGCAGAGAGCTTTGTCCGTTCATGTGTTAGCACAATAGTTAAGATAATGAGTGAAACTGTATCTGTAACAGAAACCTTGCTAAGACGGTTATATTCAAAAAGAATTATGGATGAAACACTATCAATTTCTGAAGGAATTTTAAGACGTCTTCGTTCAGTTAGAACTATGGTAGAAAATATCTCCATAAGTGAAGTGTTAAATCGTAGAGGGTTTTTAACTAAAATAATCAACGAAACTGTGAGTGTTACTGAGACCTTTGTTCGTTCTTGCATAGCAGGCATTGTTAAGATAATGAACGAGACTGTCGCTGTGACAGAGAGCCTAGTGAGGAAATGTATCAGTAGCAGGATGATGCAGGAGACGCTGAACATCCTTGAGGCTCTGGGTAGAAGGTGTGGGATGTCGAGAGTGACGACGGAAATGTTGTCTGTTGCAGAAGCAATGGGCAGAAGATGCAGAATGGTCAAAGTCTTGAATGAAGCTGTTAGCGTTGTCGAGACAATGGTTCGTTCCTGCTTTGCTACACTGGTAAAGATAATGAGCGAGACTGTGTCGATTGAGGAAAACCTGACGAAGGTCATGACCTTGATTGAGGTGGTGGTTGGCAAGATGAGCTTTAGAGCTCGCCGTGCATCTGCGAGCTTCAAAAAGCTCGTGGCCAAGATAAGCTTTTCGAAGAGGGGAGGGTAATGCTCAAGTCTTTGATTGAGAGGATACTTTATCTGACATGCAAGACAAGGATTATCATCAGGGATGATATTAACGGAGCTATGGAATATTATGTGCTCAGAGGGCTGAAGACAGAGAAGGATATTGGGGAAGAGAGCTATGTGACTACGCTTCGACCAGACCAAGGATTAACATGGGTTAGAAGATTAGATAGAAGGGCTGCGAGGAATTGTTTCTATCTAAAACTTTTGACTGTGACAAGGAGGTTGAATGTTTAAGAAACTACTCAGAAGATTCTTGCGTTATGTAAGGGAGAGGATGATAAGGGAGAAAATTAACATTTCAGACAACATGATTGTTGTCTTCAAGTCTGAGAAAGGAGGGAAGAATGTTACTTCGTAAGAGAGTCAGGTTAGGCAAGTTCGGGGAGATTCTGGTCCCGCTGAAAGTCGCAAT